TAGCGGGTGTCAGGCTTTGGTAAGAAGTTCAACTTAAACGCCCCGGTGTCATCTACCCCGTTGGTTCCGTTGAAGGCTCTCTCAATTTTTGCACGGTCCTTAAAGAACGCGTCAATAGCCTCGGGTGGCATGCAAGCGTAGCGACCCAAAGAGTCAGGCATATTGTCGTAGAAATCCTGCATGTAATCGTTGATGTTTCGCCCAGGGTTTACGTCCCACGATGGACGACGAAGAGCATAGAACTTGGGAGACTCATAACTAATGATATGGTCTTCTTCCCACTGAATCTCAAACTCATTGCCTTCGATACCATCCGGTAGTTCCGGGTCCAACTTAAAGGTGTGCTTACGAATGATAGTCTCTTTTTCCTTGACTACCTTGTCGTAACGCTGCTGAATAAAGTCATTCTTGTACCGGGGCCAAGAAAGCAATACCAACTTACCAAAGTCAGGGAAACGACTGGTGATAGAGGCACGGTACATATCATAAACCGCAGAAGCCGTCTTGGCCTGCTCGTTTCCACTGGTGGAATCTAGAGCGAAGGCGCTAATCTCGTCAAGTACAACGTAGATAACGTTATATCCTTCCCAAGCCTCTCGCTCGGAGTGTCCAGAATACACATTGACATTCTTGTCAAAGGAGAAGTGGCCCGCCTTCTCCTTGTACTTACCAAGGAACCACGGACTGCGGGTAATGCGGTTCTTAAATCCGTTGAAGAAAACGTTTTGAGCCTGGGTGGCATTAACAGCGATGTTTAGAATGTCGATGTTGTCGCCCGGTGGCTTACCGTAATACTTGGCCGGGTCTTTTAGGCACAGTAGCAGATAGCAGATGTAAGCGCAAGCGATGGTGGAGGTAAAGTCCTTTCCGCTACCCTTGCCCAACTGGAAGATAACCTCATTCTTTGTTTGCTTCCATCTCTTTAAACCTTCCTCCTCACCGTACAGGTTGATTAGCGTCTCCTTCTTGTAAATCTGTGAGGACGCCTTAACCAACTGGTACTGGTATGGGGACAGGGGAGTGTCAGGTAGGTTGAGGTATTCCTCGCTGGTAACAAATTCTTCTACCTCAACAGGACGCTCTTCAAAATCTTCTCCGTCGAGAATGTTGAGTAGGTCACCGAAATCAAATGATGTGGACATGCGAAAAACCCCATCGTCTATTAAGACGTGGGGTTAGTCACCTCACCTTCGATAACCTGAACAACACTGACCGTTTCGGCCCTGCCTGTTATCTTAGAGAGTCTTCTTGCTACTTCAATCTTGCAGTGAGAGCAGTCTGCTGTTACTTCCTTGAGAATGGCAATAAGCATCTGCTGCTTCTCTTCCATCTCTGCAAGTTCGTCACCAAGAGCCGCGTCGTCATACAACCCGGCCTTTTGCAGCATGTCTACACGCTTTCCCTCAACGTCCGCAATGTTCTTGAGTACGGTTGCCTTGGTCTTTAAATCTCCTGCATCGTCGGCCTGCTCTACGGTTTCCCAAGAACGCTTGAGAACCATGTTTAAAGATTCGTCAGCCTCGTGCAGTGCTTCCTTGGCGCGATGCTTTACCTCTTCATCGTTACGAGCAATCTGCTTGAACTCTTCAATAAGAGACAAAACTTCTGCACGCTTGAGGCCCAACTGCTTTGCAATCGCAGTTGGGTTTCTTTCGCCCTTTAGCCATAGATTTGCCATCTTATCCATGCGAGCGTACTGGTCAATCAATGCTATTTCGTTAGACATTAGGCTTCTTCGCTCTGCTGCGCTTTGGCTTTACAAGCATCTTCAACTTGTCAATGGGGAAAGAGTGCCACTGGCTGTCAGGCCCAATGCAGTCAATCCAAGTAGAGTCCATCTTGATGTTGTGCGCTACGCAGCGGAAGAGAAAAATTCCCCTCTGGTTCTTAATCTTGATGGGGTTACCCGGCTTGATAATGTCTTTCTTGAATTCAAGTTCGTACTGGACGTGAATGTCCTCATTAATGGGGTAGGCGTTTTCCCACCAGAGAGACTTTCCACGAGGGACAATCCGACCTCTAGCCACATCAAACCTTCATTCCACCACTGGTGGAGGTAGGTGCCCAAACCCCACCAGGGGAGTCCACCTTTCGCTCCACCGGCTTACGGCATCTACGGCAGACCATTAGTGTGTTACGGTCATCAATCTTTCGAATCTGTTCCAGCGACTCGTCGCATGAAGAACAATAGTACGTGTAAATGGGCATTATCCCTACCTTTCCATTACAGTATAACACACTATTGTTCTAGTCAACTAGAAGAAAGCACCTTGTCGGCAAATTGACGGTGGAAATCAACACGACGACGGTTGTCGTCCTGAATGTTCCACGGCCTGTTGATAAGGTACACCTTAGTGCCCACGGCGTCAAGGTCGTCGTAGTTGGAAATCTTGTCTTCGATAAAATAGTCTGTAGGGACAACTGTCTTGTCAGAAGAGAAAGTTAAAGAGTCATACTGATACCCATGCTGTTCTAGAAAAATCCTCGTAATTTCTTTACTTACATGGGGGTGAGCACCGAAGGCGCGGTCGGTAACAATATGAATAGAGTGCCCTGCATCCCGTAGACGATTGATGTTTTCAAGACCATTCGGACGCCTTTCGCCTGCGAAGATAATTCCGGCGTCGGCCCCTCGGTGACAAAGGTCAATAAATTCGGCGTCTGTCATTCCCCAAGCCCGATAAAAATACCAGTCGGTAGGTTCACCCTTGCAAAGTTCAATTTCCAGGCGAAAGTGCCTTACCGTCTTACGAACGCTCTCTGCAAAGTCATATTCCACTCCATCTAAATCCCATCCAACTCTAGCCATGCAAAATCCTCACTAACTTCTGTCTCAAGACCTCGTGGGAATTGTCGTTCTGAACCACGTAGTCAAAATCGTAACCGTCAAGAGAAGTTTCTGACGGGTGTGCGTTGGCAGGGCCAACTCCGGGGCGCTCAATACGAATCACGAGGCCACCACGGCTACGGACAGCCTCAGCCTCGTTAAGAAAGCGGCAGTCAGCGAAAGCGTATCTATTGTCAGGGTCTAGCGCATTGAAGGCTGACTCTACCCAGATGTTATCTCCTAGTAGTTGCCTGCCACAATCGGTACCTAATCTCTGCAACAGACCCCGAATTTCGTCACGGTAGATGCTTTCCTTGTAACCCTCCCAACCATAAGAATCAATGACCTTCGCTAACCGAATAGGTCCAATGGTGTCTGTATGTACAATAGGGTTCAGTGTTTCGACAAATTTTCTCATAATGTCAGCGAACGCTACTCTTTTGTAGCCTTCTGTGTGTAGAACCTGCACCGCCGTGTCTTTGCCTGCCCTAGCGTATCCGCTAAAGACGATTAGCCTGGTCATTAAGGAACCTCTCGTACTCTTCCAAAGCCGCATCAATCATAGCAATGATTTCGTCCGGCTTCATACGCTTAAAATCTTTTGGAAGTTCGCGCTTTTTCTTAGCCATTTACAATGTACTCTTCAACCTGCCGGGCAAACAAGACAACAGATTCGGCAGTGGTCTTATACTCTCCCGTCGAAAGGGCAGTTGCGGCAATCCTTGCTGCTGTCGCACGAATTTCCTCGTCCCTTGTCAGGAAACCAAGGGCTAGTGGCTCGTCGCTCATTCGAATTCCTCTCCTAGTACACCAGCCGCGATTAGTTCTCGGGCCTTTTGCTCAGTCATAACCTGAGGAACGTCCGCAAGGTAGTGGGTGACAAACGTTGGTAAACACCCAATACATACGTTCTCGTGCCCATGTAATGTCCACGGGTCACTAGAGGCTACTGGAATAACCTGTGATACCTTCTTGTGCTTGTCTAAAATCCAGTCTAGTAAGTTCTCAGACACGCTTTCGGACCACCACCATCTCTAAGCCGTCTCTCATAGCCAGTTGACGCCAATGAGTCATTTCCTTCTCGTGTCCCTCAAAGTCTACAACGGCCACATAGTTCTTGTAGTCATCAAACAATGACTTTCCGAAGGCTTCGCAGTCAAAGCGAGATGACTCCCACTCAAGTACAACAGTGCAGTTGTGACGCTGATACCAGTCCTGCATACCCGCCCAAATTTTAGGCTCTGCACCTTCGGCATCAATCTTAATCAAGACGTTGCTTGTGGACAACCTGAGTGCAGAGTTATCAAGAGTGTCCATATGTACCTCGTGGGATACAACGTACTCGCCTCTGTCTTCACTTAGGTAAGCCCCGCCCGAATGCCTTTCGGGAACGTTAAGAAAAGCGGTACCCTTTTTGTCTGAGAGTGCTTGCTGAAAAATCTCTACCCTAGAGCCGACGCGATTAATTTTAGTGGAACGCTCTATCATCTTGCATAGGTCCGGGTTAGGCTCAAAGGCAAAAGTCTGGACACCGGCTGCTGCGGCCATAAGGGTATAGTAACCTACGTTCGCGCCTACGTCAATGAAGAGGTCAGCGTCCTGTAATTTCTCGCTAATCCAGCGAGTAATCCACGCCTCCCAAAAACCGTCTGGGCCATGGGGAGTAAATGCCTCGTCTTGGTCTTCTACTAGAAGCCAGAAACTAGATAGATACCTAAAGGCGCTTCCCGCCTCGCCGTCTGGGCTAACCCACAGAGAAGACCCAGCCTTTCCAATCCTTTCAACTTCTTCGCGTGTAAAATAAATCATCTCGTAAGTCCCTGTGCTCGTAAGTATCGGTAGATAGTCATATGGCTAACCTTGCACTCATCAGCAATCTGCTCCGGTGTTTTCTTGTCTACAAGATAACGGCGTCGAAGCCAAATCTTTGATTTATACAGGGCTGGCATAAGACCCGCTGCCTGACATTGGGTTAATGTAGTAAATCTTAGTCTTCATCTTCTGAGCGTAGGTCACGCATTCATACGTCCCGCCACTTTCTGAGCCATTCCACACAGCCACAAGAACATTACAGCGGTCTACCATCCAGTGATTGCGGTCGTGATAAACCCACGGACCGGGATAATCCTCAGCAGCATTGACATTGACAACTTCCTCTGCGTGCTTCATCGCCATAGCGTATGCCACATTGTCCAGACGCCTAGGCTTGTGACCTGCCCACGGGCGGGCGGCAATAAAAGGAACGTTGCTGTGAAAAGCCTCTGAGGCAGCCCACAAGTCAACACCAGATGCCATGCCCTGAATAACCCGATAGGCACCTAAATCTTCGTATGCCACTCTAAGGGCCTGACGAATGATTGGCTCGTACTTTCCCACCTTTTCGGGACGATGCCCGGTTATGGCTACGTTTGTCATTTTAACTCTCCTAGTAAAGTATTTTTGGTAAGGCGGGTGATAACCAGGGGATTCACCAGACAAGATAGTGGGGGAAGAAACAATCGGTTTAGATACCGTAATCTTCATGCTACCTCGTTGTCTGTGTGTGATACGCCCAGTAAGCAATTCCGCAAGCATCCCCTACGTCGTTGTCGTCAATCGCCATGGACGGCCATTTATTGTTAAAGAAATCCATAGTCTTCTGCTTACGCAACTCTCGGGTCTTAGACGAGTACCATACCGTACTCTTGCCAGGGAAGTCAACTCGTAGTTGTGCCTTCTCGGCTGTCTTAAAGTTTGGGTTGCCTATGTAGGACTGCCAAGTCAAAGGATTTACGGTAATGACCTTGACGTTTTTACGCCGAAGTTCAGCAATACAAGCACCATAAACCATGGCTAGTTTAATGGTCACGTCTGGGTTCTTTACCTTCGCCATGATAGCAGCCTCAAAGGCAATGTAGTCCACATCGAATTCGTCCTTCACGGCGCGAATCTTGTCCGCTGCATCGCTGAGACGTTCGAATACGTCTGCACCCTCAAAGTTAATCTTTCCCCACTTTACCGGCTTACGGTTGTACATAATGCAAAACGCAAGAGAGTGGGTGGAGCAGTCGATGCCCATGACTTTACTCGCCTTGGACTTTCTGATATCACTGAGGGGCACTGAGCATCCTTAATAGTTGGCTTCTAGCAGTAGTATCGCCATTAGCCGTGCATTTACCGCAAATCTTGTTGTCATTGTACCGCGACAATTTTGTTCCGCAGCCATTTGCACACACTCTGATGTGTCCCTGTCGTCTAGCCTTACGCTCATAGTAATTCTCCATGATGCGGTTATTGGTGGCCTGACGGCAACATTCACTAGTATGGTATCGCTGGTTGTGGGTTTTGGGAGTGAATAGAACCGCACATTCAGAGTATGCACATGTAATCATTATACTGCTGGCACGTCCATCTTCGGGAACTTCTTGTCGCCTTCCGGCAACTCTTCCCAGCAGACCTTGTTAACCGGGCAGTTCTGGCAAACCTTCACTGTCTGAGAGCGGAAAGGGCGTGTAGGCATTTCTCTATCCTGCCACGCCTTATAGACGGTCCTCATCCAGTCAAGAGCATTCTCTAGCCTCTCTTCGTTTGCCTTGTTAAAGTCAATCTGCATAACCATGACCTCAAGGGTGTTACGATTCTCGTACATAAGAAAGCCCTTTTGCTTGCCGGTTGCCTTCATGTAAATGAGAATCTGGAACAGGTGATTTGGGCTTGGCTTCATCGACGTACGCTTAGCATTAAAAATCGCTTCGCCAGTGGTCTTGATTTCTCCAACTACTGTTTCCCCATCAACACGAACAAGTACGTCCATGTATCCCCGTACAGGTGGGTCTGCCAACTTGACCTCCACCTCTTCCGCAATAAGAACACCGGACTCCTTTAAGGCATTTTGAATTCTAGAGTGAGCGGCTGTTCCATTCGCCATTACCGCAATCCCCATACCATCGCCATTTTCTACAAACTCGGCACCATCAAAAGCAATATACCAGTAGCGAGGGCACGTGGCATTTCCATAGCCGATGCTAGATGGAGAGAA